TGGTGGCCCCCTGATCCAAGAGCTTCGGGCGATGGGCATCCCTGTACAAGAATTTACACCCAGCCGTGGAAACGATAAGATGGTGCGTGTCAACGCCGTGGCCGACATGTTTGCATCTGGCTTGGTATGGGCACCGGACACACGCTGGGCACGCGAAGTCATTGAGGAAGTCGCAGCTTTCCCTGTGGGGGAGAACGATGACTACGTGGACACGACCACCCAAGCACTGCTGCGCGTCAGACAAGGCGGCTTCATCCGTATCGACACAGATGAGCCAGACGAACCCCGATTTTTCAAACGCCGAGTAGCGGCGTACTACTAAGGATAAATGATGGCCACCAACATAGACAAAGCCCTGTTTCAACAACCCCAAGGTATCGGAGAGCTGGCGCAAGACGAAGAACCGATTGAGATTGAGATCATTGATCCAGAAGCGGTCAACATTGATATTGGGGACGTAGAGATAAGCATCAGGCCCGGTGAGGACGACGAGTTCAACGAGAACTTGGCCGACACGCTGGACGAAGATGACATCATGGCGATGGCGTCTGAGTTGGCCGGAGACATCGAGCAAGACAAGAATTCACGTAAAGATTGGGAGAAAGCCTACACAGAAGGCTTAAAACTGTTGGGCCTTCAGTACGAAGAGCGCACAGAACCTTGGAACGGCGCGTCTGGCGTGTTTCACCCTATGATTACAGAAGCCGTGGTGCGCTTCCAGTCAGAGACCATCACCGAGACATTCCCCGCGCAAGGCCCCGTGCGTACAAAAATTCTGGGCAAAGAGACTCAGGAAAAACAAGAAGCCGCAGTGCGTGTGCAAGAGGACATGAACTACGAGTTGACAGAGGTGATGCGTGAGTTCAGACCCGAGCACGAGCGCATGCTGTGGAGTCTGCCAGCCACGGGTTCCGCGTTCAAGAAGGTGTACTACGACCCCAACATTGGCCGCCAAGTATCCATATTCATACCGGCAGAAGACATCATCCTGCCCTACGGCACGACCGATTTGGATACCTGTTACCGCTTGACGCACGTCATGCGCAAGACAAAGAACGAGATTGTCAAGCTCCAACAAGCAGGCTTTTACCGCGACATCGAGCTGCCTGACCCAACCAAAGACCAAGATAACATCAAAAAGGCCAAGGACAAAGAGACAGGGTTCTCTGACCTGAACGACGACAGATACACGCTGTACGAATGCCACGTTGACTTGGTGCTCAAAGGCGACGAACTCAAAGATGAGGACGATGACGAACCAACAGGCATCACAAGGCCGTACGTCGTTACTTTAATAAAAGGCTCGAACGATGTTCTGGCCATCCGTAGAAACTGGGAACAGGACGATCCACTTGAAATCAAACGACAGCACTTTGTTCACTATCAATACATCCCGGGTTTTGGAGCGTACGGCTTTGGCCTATTCCATCTCATTGGAGGGTATGCCAAATCGGCCACGAGTCTCATGCGCCAGCTTATTGACGCAGGTACTCTCTCAAACCTGCCCGGGGGACTCAAATCCCGTGGCATGCGCATCAAAGGCGACGACACACCGATTGCTCCCGGAGAATGGCGCGACGTAGATATTGGTTCGGGGGCGCTCAGAGACAGCATCCTGCCGCTGCCATACAAAGAACCCAGCATGGTGTTGGCTGGGTTGATGGACAAGATTGTGGAGGAAGGCCGCAGGTTTGCTGCCACTGCCGACATGAAGGTGTCGGACATGTCCGCCCAAGCCCCTGTGGGCACCACACTGGCGTTGCTCGAGCGCCAGCTAAAAGTCATGAGCGCCGTGCAAGCGCGTCTGCACTACACATTCAAGCAAGAGCTGCGTCTGCTGGCCGCGATCATCCGCGACTACACAGACCCAGACTACGACTACGACCCCATCGACGCACCGCGTAAAGCCAAGGCTGCTGACTACGACCATGTAGACATCATCCCAGTGAGCGACCCCAACGCAGCAACCATGAGCCAGCGGGTTGTGCAGTACCAAGCGGTCATTCAGATGGCGCAGATGGCTCCAGACATCTACGACTTGCCGCAGTTGCACAGACAGATGTTGAGCGTGTTGGGTATCAAGGATGCCGACAAGCTTGTGCCCCTGCCGGACGACCAGAAACCGAAAGACCCCGTGTCTGAGAACATGGCCGCGTTGCGCATGGAGCCGCTCAAAGCGTTCTTCTACCAAGACCACCAGTCGCACATTCAGGTGCACATGATGGCGATGCAGGATCCAATCGTCATGGAGTTGGTTGGACAGAACCCCAAGGCTCCACAGATTCAAGCGGCCATGATGGCGCACGTTGCTGAGCACGTTGGCTTTGCCTACCGTCAGAAGATTGAGCAGCAACTGGGTATGCCCTTGCCGCCGGAAGATGAGAAGCTGCCACCAGAAATTGAGACACAGCTCTCAGGCATGATGGCTCAGGCCGCACAGCAAGTGCTCCAGCAAAGTCAAGCAATGGCTGCGCAAAAACAAGCTCAGCAACAACAGCAAGACCCGCTTATCCAGATGCAGCAGCAAGAGTTGCAGATCAAGATGCAGGAGCTGGCGTTGAAAAAACAAGAAGTCGAGGGCAAGCTTGACCTTGAGAACAAACGCCTTGAGGTTGATGCGATGGCCAAAGCTGGCCAGCTCAAACACCAAAAGACAACAGCGAACATCACCGCACTTGCAAAAGCTGGGGACATAAAGACCAAGCGCGAGCAAATGCAGATGCAGATGCAAATGCAGCAACGCAACAACCAAAAGGAGAAGCCAACTAAATGATTCAAGAATTCGCACGCGTATTGCGCGACAAATTACGCACCGACATGAACAACTACGCAGATGACTGCGCCGGTGGTGGGTGTCGCAACTTTGAAGAGTATCAAAAACTTTGCGGTGTTATTCAGGGTCTAGCCATCGCAGAGCGCCATCTTCTTGACCTTGCTGAGAAAGTAGAAAAATCCGATGAGTGAAATCACGCTTGAACCGGGGCAGTTTGCCCTGCCGGAAATCCAACCCGTTGATGCACCCGCATCAGATGCAACCAACGAAGAGAAAGCCACAATGCTTCCTGAACCAACAGGATGGAAACTTTTGTGTGCGGTACCCGATATTTCTGAAAAAATTGATGGTACAGAGCTTGATCTCGTGAAAGCCACATCCACCCTGCGCCAAGAAGAACATGCCACAACGGTTCTGTTTGTGCTCAAGGTTGGCCCCGACGCGTACAAAGACCAGACCAAGTTCCCCGCAGGCGCGTGGTGCAAGGAAGGAGACTTTGTTCTCGTGCGTACATATTCCGGTACGCGTTTCAAAATTTTCGGAAAAGAGTTCCGGCTCATCAATGATGACCAAGTGGACGCTGTTGTGCAAGACCCTCGTGGGCTTACCCGCGCTTAAAAGGAGCAGATATGGCAGAGCAATACAAGTTCCCCGACGAACTTGATGACGACAAAAATCAAAAGGTTGAAGTTCAAACCGAAGATGAAGTCGAAATTGAAATCGTTGACGACACACCGGAGAAAGACCGTGGCCGTCGCCCCCTTGATCGGGAGGTAGAAGACCCGACAGACGACGAAATTGAGTCATACACCCAAGGTGCACAAAAACGCATCAAGGAGTTGACCCATGCCCGCCACGACGAACGCCGTGCCAAAGAAGCCCTTTTGAGGGAAAAGCAAGAACTTGAGCGTCTTGCACAGCACTATGTTGAGGAAAACAAAAAACTCAAACAGTACGTTCACACAGGCACCGAACAATACGGGGCTATGGCCAAGACTGCGGCTGAAGCGGAATTGGACAAAGCTCGGCAAGAGTACAAAGCGGCGCAAGAGGCATTTGACACTGATGCCATCATTGCGGCGCAGGAGAAGTTGTTTGAAGCAAAGTTGAAGTTGCAACAAGCACAAAACTTTCGCCCACCCCCTTTACAAACAGAAGAAGTTGATGTACAACCGCGACAACAAGCACCCGAACCGGTGCGAGCTGACGAAAAAACCTTGCGCTGGCAAGCAAAAAACCAGTGGTTTGGCTCAGACGGGTTCGAGGAAGTTACCAGCTTTGCACTAGGGCTGCACCAAAAACTAGTCAACAATGGAGTTGACCCTCGCTCCGATGAATATTTCGAGCAAATTGATGCTCGCGTGAAGTCGAAGTTCCCTGAAGTTTTCGGAGGAAACGAAGACAAGCCAAGGTCGGTTGAGACTCCGAGGCGTCCATCATCCGTGGTGGCACCCGCATCACGTTCGACCGGGACAAGGAAGATACAGTTAACGCCGTCTCAAGCTGCGTTAATTAAAAAGTACAACCTCGACCCGAAAAAATACGTTGCTGAAGTTTTAAAACTGGAGAATCAAAATGGCTGAAAACCGTACCCCTCGTGACAATGTGTCACGCGAAAAGCAGGCTCGTGCTGTATACGTACCGCCGACTGCGCTGCCCGATCCGACACCTGAACCCGGATATGTCTACCGTTGGGTAGCCACACATGTCTTGGGTCAGCACGAACCGACCAACGTGTCA